TTGAAAAATGCTGTTATCGGTGCTGGATTAACCGCTAGTTTTGGTGGACTAAAGATTAAAAGTGGAACTCACTACAATCAACTAGGTTATGATGAGAATGTCATAACTGGTGTCGAATTCGTTGCAAAGACACCTGGTAGTTATGCAAACGGAATTAAAGTAGCAACAATAGACTCACAAGCAGACCAAATATTAAGAGGAATAGACTTCTCTAATACTGGTATTTCTACAATTGGTTTAGGAGTAGGAAAGACTGATGCGAGTGGATCTATTGCTTTTAATAATCCAGATGTCATAGTCGGTGCAGCAATTACACAAACTGCTGTTGGTAGAACAGTTGCAACAAGTGCTGGAACAAAAACTCTTGATGGTTATATTAAGGGTATTGTCACTGGTGTTAACACAACAAGTTCACCTTCAACTCTTGAAGTTAAAGTTTTATCACACGTATCCGCTGCTGGTACAGTAACTGCAGTTGATTACACACAAGGTGGTATATACAACTTTACCTCAACTGGAATTATCGGTTTAACAACTACTGGTCAAGCAATTACTGCTACAGGTGCTGGTGCTGCAACAACTACAGGTGGTCCGATTAATTACACATCACAACAAGACTGGTTTGCACAGCAGAATATAACACTATCTGTTGGAACACTTGAGTGGGATCAATTATCAGACAAACCTGGTACTTCATCATATGCTGCTGCCAGAGGTGGTAGATTTGACGAAGTTCACGTCGTTGTAATTGATGATAAAGGAGAAATCACAGGTAATGCTGGAACAATCCTTGAAAAACATCTAAGTTTATCAAAAGCAAAAGATGCTGAATATTCAGTAGGTTCAACAGCATACTGGAGAAAGTATCTTGCAACAAACTCTAAGTATATCTACGGAGGTAGTGGTGCTGGTTTTGCTGGTATTACAACTACATCTTTTGGAGATGAAGCAACAAATACATTAGATGCTGATACTGGTTGGGATCAAAATGCTGAAAATGTAGTATTTGCAGGTGTTGGAAATCAAGGTGCAACTCTTGGAGTAGGTATCACAGCATCTATGAAGGGTCAAAACTATGGTGGTAAAACAGACTATACCACAACAGGTGCTCTAAACTCTGGTATTGATGATATTATCTCAGGATTAACATTGTTTGAAAATACAGAGGATATTGAAGTTGACTTCATCCTTATGGGTGCAGCACACTACTCTAAAGAAGAGTCACAAGCAGTTGCAGAAAAATGTATCGCAGTTGCTGAAGCAAGAAAAGATGCAGTCGCATTTATCTCACCTTATCGTCAAGCATTCTTGAACGATAGTTCAGTAGGTGCTGTAACAGTGAACAACATAGATACGATGACAAATAACATTGTCAGTTACTATGCTCCAATATCATCTTCAACATATGGTGTATTCGATAGTGGATATAAGTATATGTTTGATAGATTCAATAATACATTTAGATATGTACCGTTGAATGGTGATATTGCTGGAACTTGTGCAAGAACTGATATTGAGCAGTTCCCTTGGTTCTCTCCTGCAGGTACTGCAAGAGGTGCAATATTAAATTCAGTAAAACTTGCCTATAATCCAGGCAAAAAACAGAGAGACATTCTATATTCAAATAGAGTTAACCCTGTTATTCTCTCACCAGGTGCTGGAATTGTTCTCTTTGGAGACAAGACTTCATTTGGTAAGTCGTCGGCATTTGACCGAATCAACGTTCGTAGGTTGTTCATTTTCTTAGAAGATGCTATATCAGCAGCGGCTAAGGATCAACTCTTTGAGTTCAATGATGAACTAACTAGAACAAACTTCGTAAATATTATTGAACCATTCCTAAGAGAGGTTCAGTCCAACAGAGGTATATTTGACTTTGTTGTGATTTGCGATGAAACAAATAATACTGCAGCAGTCATTGATCGAAATGAATTTGTTGCTGACATCTTTATCAAACCAGCAAGATCAATTAACTTTATTGGTCTTACCTTCGTTGCCACCAGAACTGGTGTTGACTTTGAAGAAGTAATTGGTTCCGTTTAATTAACAGAGGTTTAAACAACTATGGCTAGAAATCAGGTAAATCCACCACCATTAAGGACGATTTCCGACTTTAAGAGTAAGTTGACAGGTGGCGGTGCTCGTGCTAATCTGTTTGAAGTAGTCCTCACATTCCCTGATGCTGCTGCACCAGCACAGGAAGTTCTTGACAAATCAAGGTTCTTGGTTAAAGGAGCGAGATTACCAGCATCAAACATTGCACAAATCGAAGTACCATTTAGAGGAAGGGTTCTTAAAATTGCAGGTGATAGAACTTTCGATTCTTGGACAGTAACAGTTATCAACGATACAGACTTTGCAATAAGGGCTGCATTCGAGAACTGGATGAATACAATTAATAAGTTAAGTGATAACACTGGACTTGTTAATCCTGCTGATTATCAGGCAGATGCATTTGTATTCCAACTTGATCGTGATGGTCAAAGTCTTAGAAAATATCGTTTCTATGATACTTTCCCAACTCAGGTCGGTCCTATTGAATTATCTTATGATGCTCAAGGAATTCAGGAATTCACTGTTGAACTTCAAGTTCAGTACATTGAAATCCTCAAAGGTGATAGTCCCGTTTCAGGCGGTGAGAACATCAGCTAAATAGAACATAATATCAAGTTCATAATATAATGGCAAAACTTTTTGGTTTTTCAATTGAGGAAACAGAAAATAAATCCGATGGTATTATCTCCCCTGTCCCCAAAAATAATGAGGACGGGGTTGATAATTATATTGCCAGTGGATTTTATGGTCAATATGTAGATATTGAGGGTGCATATCGTAACGAACACGAACTAATAAAAAGATATCGAGAGATGGCATTACATCCAGAAGCGGATGGAGCTATCGAAGATGTTGTTAATGAAGCGATTGTTAGTGATCTTTATGATTCTCCTGTTGAAATTGAATTATCAAATTTAAATGCAAGTGAAGGAATAAAGAAAAAAATTAGAGAGGAGTTTAGATATCTCAAAGAAATAATGGACTTTGATAAAAAGTCTCATGAAATTTTTAGAAATTGGTATATTGATGGTCGTTTATATTATCTAAAGGTTATAGATCCTAAAAATCCACAGGAAGGTATATTGGATTTAAGATATATTGACCCAATGAAAATAAAATTTGTTAAGGTAGAGAAAAAGAAAAATGGAAAGGATGATCCTTTTGTGAGAATTAATAGTAAGGATGATGATAATGTTGCAAATCCTGAGTTTGATGAATATTATATCTACACAATGAAACCAAATTATCCAACAGGAATGGTTTCTCAGGCAGGTAAAGGATCAACTAAAATTGCAAAAGACTCAATTACATATTGCACATCAGGTTTAGTAGATCGAAATAAGAACCGAGTTCTCTCATATCTTCATAAAGCGATCAAGGCACTCAATCAATTAAGAATGATTGAAGATAGTTTGGTTATTTACAGATTATCAAGAGCACCAGAAAGAAGAATATTCTATATTGATGTCGGTAATCTACCAAAAGTAAAAGCAGAGCAATATTTAAAAGAGGTAATGAGTCGTTACCGTAATAAACTCGTTTACGATGCATCAACTGGAGAAGTTCGTGATGACCGTAAATATATGAGTATGATGGAAGATTTTTGGTTGCCAAGAAGAGAGGGTGGTCGGGGAACCGAAATCACAACTCTACCTGGTGGACAAAATCTTGGTGAGTTAACTGATATTGAATACTTTCAGAAAAAATTATATCGTGCACTAGGTGTACCAGAGTCAAGAATTGGTGCAGACAGTGGATTTAATTTAGGTCGTTCATCAGAGATACTAAGAGATGAATTAAAATTCGCAAAATTTGTAGGAAGATTGAGAAAAAGATTTTCAAATCTATTCAATAATTTACTTAAAACTCAATTAATATTAAAGAATATTATTACACCAGAAGATTGGGATACTCTAAGTGATCATATTCAGTATGATTTCTTATATGATAATCAATTTGCAGAATTAAAAGAGTCTGAATTAATGAATGAAAGACTTGGAACTTTGGCAACAATTGAACCATATATTGGTAAGTATTTTTCTAGTCATTATGTTAGAACTAAGGTTCTTCGTCAGACAGATCAAGAGATTGAAGAACAAGATCAATTAATCAAAAAAGAAATTAAAGATGGAATAATTCCTGATCCAAATGCTGTAGATCCAATCACTGGACAACCACTTGAAGCAGGTGGTGGAGTGCAAGGAGATTTAGGAGCAGTTCCACAAGAACCAGATTTAGAATCTGATGGAGCAGTTGCAGATGCTCAG